TACTTACTCGTTTTTTGGCCGAAAAAGACGGCTTCCTAATGTATTCAGCAGTGACAAAGGAATCGCAGCCCACGAAGTACGAAGTGGTATTAATTCAGAAATCCAATCGCTGGCAAGTGACGTTAACCTACTCGGAGCTATTGGAACTGCAAGAGAAATTGTTGAGCGCGGACTTGACGCAAGAATCTTCATGCTTGTCCATGACTCAATCGTGGCACTTGTTAAGACCGAGCACGTAGAACAGTATTGTGAAATATTGCGTAGTAATACTCAATATAACTGGGGCTGCAATATTAGTGGCTTTCCTATTGGCGTAGATCAAGATATTGGAGATGACTATAGCTTTGGACACTTTGAGGAAACCTATAGAACTGACGGCAATAGTCTGGCCCGTATTTAGACTAGGAGAGCGTGAGCCGCAACAGTTAGGCGGCTTAATATTCTTTCGCAAAGAATATGTAGATCAAGATACAGTTGTATACAGTGATAACTATCGCGTAGTAGATGATAAGAATATAGCTAAGCCTACACTAGGGTTGCGCAGACTGCAGATTGGCGACAGCTTATATCCTATAGGCACAGCTATCTACTTCCTACAAGACGTAATAAAATTAGCAAAAAGTACTACGTGGTTTATAGACAGCCATGGACAACTATTTCAACATAAAAAAACCAGGCGCGCCAAGCTGCAAACATACAGGTTAAAACAAGTTTTCCCTGTGCAAGGCATTGGGTGTGTTTTAGAGGTTGAGGGTCTGGCAGAACGTTTTAAAAGCCTACAAGTACCACAAGACGATGAAATATATGCTGGTATACTTAGTTATAGCGGCAGAAACTTATTATATGGATTTTACAGTGAGCCAATTAAACCTACTTGGAGAAAAGTGTGAAAGCTATTATTAGCAACAGAATCTACATGGATAATCCAGGTAGTGCTGCTAGTAAATTTATTATGAATACACTTACTTATAAAATTCATAAAAATACTGGATCAAAGAAATTTGTTAGTGTAGAAACTATTAAAAACTATAAAACTTATACAGGTGGCATGATTAGTGTGCCGCAAGGTAGATTAGACTTAATACCAGAAGGCTATAATATAGTAGATAAGCGCACTAACAATCCTGTGCCATTTCCCACAGCTAGATATGCGCTTAGACCAGATCAGCAAGAAATCTACGATCAAGTTACAGATACTTGCTTTATTAACGCGTTAGTTGGCTGGGGAAAGACATTTACTGCTTTGCACATCGCACGCAAATGGGGACAAAAAACACTAGTAATAACTCATACTACGGCACTACGCGACCAGTGGTATGAAGAAATTGAGGCATTATTTGGTATCAGTCCTGGCGTTATAGGCAGTGGTAATTTTGACGTAGAAGATCATTTTATTGTAGTAGGCAATGTACAAAGTATAGTAAAAAATCTAGTTAAGATTAACAAAGAATTCGGTGCAATAATCTTAGACGAAGCGCACCACTGTCCTGCCACAACATTTAGTCAAACTATTGACAGTTTTCACGCTAGATATAGATTGGCACTTAGCGGTACAATGCAGCGTAAAGATGGTAAGCATGTGCTATTTCAAGATTATTTTGGTACAACAGTATTTAAGCCAGAACAAGCTAATACTATTAATCCTGTAGTACATCTAGTAAAAAGTAATATTACTCTAAAACCAAATGTATCTTGGGTAGAAAAAATTAATGAACTAACGCAGAGCGACTACTATAGAAAATTTATTAGTGCACTAGCTACTTACCACATACAACATGGACATAGCGTACTTGTTGTAGCAGATCGTGTAGAATTTTTGGAGAAAGTAAAAGAATATGTCGGAGAAACGTGTTTGTTGGTTACTGGCGACACCAGCTTTGAAGAACGGCAATATGCCAAAGAACAAATCCTCAGCAAACAAAAAATGTGCATTGCTGGTAGCCGTCAAATCTTCAGCGAAGGAATCTCAATCAACATACTCAGCTGTGTTATACTAGCAGTACCAATGAGCAATGACAGTTTACTAGAACAAATTGTAGGGCGCATTATGCGACCGCATCCTGGCAAACTAAATCCTATAGTAGTAGATATTCAATTTAGCGGCTGGGCCGATAAAAAACAAAATACTGATCGTTTAGGCCTGTATATGAAAAAAGGCTGGGAAACTATATCGGTATAGAATTTTTAACTTGCAGTAGTGTATGTATTGTGTTATAATATATGATGAATCAAAGAAAAAGTTTCCGCTTCGACCTTAGTAAACTAGAGCAACAGGCTAAGGGCAATGCAATAAAATTAGTTGAATTACTAGAAGATTACTATAAAGGATTTAATCTAGGATTAGGCGGAGGCAGTAGTTTTTTAACCAGTCCTGGACAACTTTTCTTTGATCGTAACACAGATATACTATTTAAATCGCAGTATATACAACTAGCGGCACGTAGAAGTTATCAGCAGTACAGAGATTTAGGTTACACCTATTTAGACTTAAGTTACTATCCAGACCTAAAAATCGACGCAATAAAATACAATCCGCTATTAACAATTAACAACAACAAATTATATTTCAAATACGAGGAATAAATGGCACTTAGCTTTAAACAAACTAAAGGTAAAGCAGCTACAAACAAAGTAGAAACTTATGAATACAAAGATGGTGAAAACACTGTTAGATTAGTTGGCGGAGTTTTGCCACGTTATATTTACTGGATTAAAGGCACAAACAATAAAGATATTCCTGTTGAGTGCTTGGCCTTTAGTCGTGAAAAAGAGAAATTTGACAATCTAGAAAAAGATCATATGCCTGATTATTTTCCAGATCTAAAATGCAGCTGGAGCTATTCTATTAACTGTATTGATCCTAAAGATGGTAAAGTTAAGGCGCTTAATCTTAAAAAGAAGTTGTTTGAACAAATTCTTACAGCAGCAGAAGATTTAGGTGATCCTACTGACTATGATACAGGCTGGGATGTAGTATTTAAGCGTCAAAAAACTGGCCCACTTGCATTTAATGTCGAATATACACTACAAGTATTACGTTGCAAGCCTCGTGCTCTAACACCAGCGGAACGAGCAGCTGCAGATAGTGCACAAAACATTGACGACAAGTTTCCAAGACCTACAGCAGATGAAGTCAAAGCTCTACTAGAAAAGGTTACTAGCCAGCAAGATGAAGATGGCGGTGATGAGTCAGAGCAAGAAGCTATCAAAGAATTAGGTTAACATGTGGCCCAGTAATTTCGGTTACTGGGCCATTCTATTTTTGAGACTACAATGAAAGTACTATTTACAGCAGATATACACATAAAGCTAGGTCAGAAAAATGTACCACAAGATTGGGCTAGAAATAGATACAATTTATTGTGGCAACAACTGGCCGAACACCAAACTAAAGCTGACTTACTTGTTATAGGCGGCGATGTATTTGATAAATTGCCTAGCATGGAAGAGTTGGAAATTTACTTTGACTTAATCAATCATTGTAATATTAACACAATAATCTATAGTGGCAATCACGAAGCAGTAAAAAAGTCTACAACCTTTATGACTAATTTAGCTAAGGCTACTAATCGTATGAATCGTCGGGTGATTATAGTAGACGATTTTTACAGCGACTATGGTATTGAATTTGTACCATATAATAAACTACGAGAGTTTGAACAAAACAATCCTTGGCCTGAAGGCGGCGAAATATTGTGCACACATGTTCGAGGAGCTATTCCGCCACATGTAACACCTGAAGTAGATTTAAAAATTTTTAGTGGCTGGGACGTTGTCTTAGCCGGAGATCTACATAGCTATGAAAATTGTCAACTCAATATTCTTTATCCAGGTAGCCCTGTTACTACCAGTTTTCATCGCCATCCGGTTGACACAGGTGTAATCTTACTAGATACAGATACACTAAAACATAGTTGGATTAAGCTAGAACTACCACAACTTATACGCAAAACTGTTGGTGCTAGCGACCCTAAACCGCCAACCGATTATCATCATACAATTTATCAAGTTGAGGGTGACCTGCAAGAGTTGGGCGAGCTAGAAGATAATGAGTTAATTGACCGCAAAGTAATTAAACGTACTAGTGATGTACAGCTTATGCTCGATAGTGAGATGAGCTTAATTGAAGAAGTGCGTGAATACTTACGCTATATACTAGCACTACCTGAGGAAACTATAGAGCGTGCTGCGGTTGAGGTGCAAAATAACCTAGATAAGATTGAAAGTGAATGATAACAATTAAAG